CGAGTGAACTCGAATCACCGACCCCCACCATGTCAAGGTGGTTTGAGAATTGAAGTTTTTTTCTTATTTTATAGTGAGTTGCAGAGGATTTAGCCAAGAAAAGAGGCGAAGAAAAAGGGAAATCCAAGGAATTCAGGGCTTTTAAAATCAATGACATACAAACGGAAAACTACTGTATTTTACCACAATAAATGATTTTTTATGATTCACTACTCTTGGCATAAGCCTCTTGTTTTTTTGCTGCTCACGCATGTAAGCATAGAGATGACAGGGGAGTCGGAAGGACTTAAAGAATGTTATGACGTCAGAGAAGAATGTTGACCGGTGCGACTTCGTGCCACTCAACATCATTACCGTCTATGTAAATCTTAGTTACGCTGTCACTAGAGTGTGCCATGCGTTGACGCGGGTTTTCTCCGGCTGCAGAAAACAGCCTGGCGGCTAACCCGCGGATTTCGTGGAAGGTAGGTCGTAAACTTTTGTCGATATCGGCATACAGCCCCAGTTCGTCTCTTACCTTGCTGAAGGTTCGACTAATGGTTTTTCGTGTGACCTGATACCGATGGTCACACTCCTTAGAAATACCATTATCTTGCTTGGGCTTGCGATGGACAATGTACGGGCAGTGAAGTCTAGATGTACGAGATAAATCAACGGCATCTTTGATACCCTGTGTCACAGGAATGGCGACATAAGAAGTCTTGGCATTTGCTGATTTTGCTCTGTGTATATACAAAGTGCCGTACACTAACGTGTTATCAATGTTTATGGGTTCCTGAAACCAAAGTATTCCACACAAGTTGGGTTTCGGAACTTTGATCCGGTACTTGATACGATGAAGCTCTTTCACGGCATGTGTCGACTGAATTGAAAGTTTCATTGCGACCTTCAAAAATAGGGGGGCCGCGCTCTCAATGGCTTTGAAGTCTTCGAGCTTTAAATCAAGCCGTTTTTTCTCTTTGTCTCTGGCGTTGAGTTTCTTGGATTTCTTGTTGAGTAAAATGTTGCTTTCAATCGCCGATTCATCGGCCAGGTAGGCAAAGATTTTCTTTAGTCGACCGAGCTTTTTGTTGTATACCTCTTTGGATTTGTCACCATAATGCCTAGTCAGAAAGTCATTCATCATAGCGAGCGTTAAGGATTTGCTGTAAACAGTACCAAGATCTACACGCAACTTTTCAATATCAGATTTGGTTTCCGTAAGGATCGAAGAAGAAAGGTCTTCCTCTGAGATGATTCTTTTTTCAACCACATCTAACCAATCACTCAAAAGGCGATCAAAACTGTCTTTTGGCTTGCGGCGATGATGAAATTGCAAAGTGTGCTCAGGTCGATACTCCGCATTGTAGGCATTGGCTGCTGTTATGATTTCCTGGACAGTAAATTTTTCCGGTAACAGAACACGTGAGCCATCGACAAGCGTAAATCGATATCGAGTTTTCCCATCCTTTGTCTCTCTGTACAGATACTTTGGGAGATGGGTAAGCTCACGAGTCCTTTTACGACCAACCAAAACTAGTGCCTCATGAAGTCTAACAGCTCGTTTACTCTCTCATCCGACGATGAAAGGGGCGGATCACATGGAACTTGTATTAACCAACGACCTGTTGGGAGTTGCCTGCCTTTGAGGATCCCTTTTTTCAACCAGATTCGAATCGAATTTGGGGTATAGGTAGTATCAGGAAGAAACTCTTTCAAATATTGACTGACTGTAATTTCTCGATAAGTTTTTGACCCATTCATCACTGGATCCCCTCTAAATTTGAGTACGATGTTTACATTTTACTCGTCTAAGCTTTGTTCTGAAGATTCTAATGCTCTGAGTTTAATCAACTGCTCTTTGTAGGCTTTTCTCGCTTTGGTTTGCTCGCTATTTTTGAGGTGCTTTGCATCGGCGACTACTTCAGTCAGTTCTCTTTCACTTTGAGCGTGTTCAATTTTCAGCAAGATCGCGTCAAGCGTCACGGGCTCGTCTTCCTCCTTTGGTTCTTGAGGAGCATCTGCAGCAAGCTTGTGTCTAAGTTGCTCTGTGCGAGAGCCCGCTTTTACCGATGGTGGCGGGTTGATGTTTTTTTCTTCAACAGGCTCAAGCTCGTCTGGGGTATACACTCCCATAATGACATCCGGAGTGTGTAGTCTTGCCCACCGTTTTACTGCTAAATAAGCCAGCTGCTGTTTGGGGTCGGACGCCCAGAGCGTTGAGTTTCTGACTTGTGCCTGAGTTAAAAGAAGCTCTAACACTCTCGGCTCGTCTTCTCCTTTCAGGGTTGCCCAAGCGCGAACACCCAGACCCTGTTCATCTTCCGGTTTCCAGTTGGGTGCCTGATAGGACTTCCCACTTCCATTTTGCCTGGTGGCGAACTTTCCAATGACTTTGTGCCAGTCACCAAACCACTCGTAGTTGATTCGGTCTTTGGTTGGAGCCATGGCAGTCACCACCGCGTTAACAAGCTGAGCTTCGTAGCCAAGCGTCCCGTTCACTAGGTGCGTCTTCTGCGCTACGGCGTGTGGATTCATACGCCATTGCATAGATTGAATCGTTATGGCGAGACAGTCTCCAGGACTGCCTCTGAGGTGGGCTGGAATGGTCGATTTACCCGTCGCCATCAGTTCAGCAAAGCGCTCAAGTCTCCCCATAAGGTCGGGGTTAAACATCATCGTAGCAACGTCAAACGCTAGTGAGGTGTTGTCCTGTACCGCGCTTAGAAGTGATAACTCTTGGTCAGACAATTGTACGCTCATCATGGACTCCTTACGTTCTAAAAACGCGGCTATGTGATTCGGTAGTAAACTGTTTGGCGATAGCCGGTTCTGCCGCTTTCAAAGCTGTCGTATCAACGCGCTTGCTGCTTTGCGATTTCCAGGAGCAGAGCTTTTTACCATTTTCATCAAGTAACACTTCGGCGTTATCACCCATGAAGTGCTTAATGGCGAAATCCAGTCCGCCAATGTGTTTGCCTCCAACCATTGGACCATATGCCTCTGTTTCCAGCGCTTTGATTTGGTCTTTGATGGTTTTAAATCGTTTGAAGACATCTAGTATTTCATCGGTAACCACAATACTTCGACCGTTATCCTTAGCATGCATGGTATCGAGATCATGAAGATTGAGTGGGGAAGGGGGGATGTCGGCAATGACATGCTCAAACCAGAAGACCTTCAGCTTTTGTGTCACGATGTCAGCCAAGTGATTATCATAAAGCATGGTGTAGATTCGAAAATCGTTGCCACCAATTAACACAGCCAAATCCCAGACTTTTTTGTCACACACCATCATGTAGTGAAGCATTTGCAGCATGTAAGTCTCAGGGACTTCGTCACGTTCTTCTACACACTCGATAACGCCTTTTTTCTCCATATAAGCGTTACCATTTCCCCACAAGTCCCGGTTTGCCCACTTGTCGGCAGTTTTACATTCAAGCCCTTTCTTAGCTCCGACTATATGGCGGTCAATGTTTGCCCGGAGCCAGGGCATAGTCTTGTGAATGTATGGGCTATTGCGTTTTTGTACTTTCAAACCGGTGCGTCTTGTGTATTCACGAGCCACCGTTTCTTCCAGTTCAATTCCAAAGTGTACGCGGTCGTTATTGGAAAGGTCTTCTGGCTCTTCTCGCCCGGTCTTTTCCAACCAAACATCGTGAGGCGTTCGGTAGGGACAGATACCAAGAATAGCCGCTACGTCGGAGCCTCCAACACCAAAACGTCTCTGAAAATGAAAGCTCTCAATATCAGTCTGTTTCATGCCATTGCGACGAGCCAGAATAATTAAGGATTTCACATACTCTTTGTGTATAGACGCGAGGGATACAGCATTAGCGGTAGTCATAAAAACCTCCGTATTTACGTGACTGGTAAATGGGTTCTGCAAGTTCGCTAGCCAGAGTTTCTGCCGCAGATTCAATCATGAAGTGGTAGCGTTGCCTTTGAGCGAGGAAACCTTCGGGGTTATCTCTGTTTGCAGCCAGTGCAATGCAGGTATCACAGAATTCTTCGGTCTCGAATGCTGTCGACAAGACATCATCGAATCCCCATTTTTGACCACCAACTAGAACGCCTTTATTGCTCAGTAAGTCGCAAGTGAGTTCGTTTTTTATGATTTCAAGTGCAGCGTGGACTTCGTCTAACCTGTCTTGCTCCGCCAAATAGTGGTGTAAATCCAGGGTCATGATGCAGGGTGTTTTCATGGAGACTCCTTATTGAATTTGAGCTTACTATATTCTTAGCAAACTAAGATTAAATATTCAACGGAAAATATTAGTAAACTAAGATTTATTTTAAGGAGAAGCAATATTGAGCTTGAAAACACAGAAGCTTTCATCGCTAAGTTTTAGTTATGCTAAGAATCGGAAGTAATGTAGATTAAATAAAAGTTTGAAAGGAGCTTGTGGAACGCGCGACCAACTACTAGTGAATTGATTGCGCGGGTTTTTAAAAGGAATTAGGGAATTGCGAGTGCAAAGGTTTAGCTGAAGAATGTTCCGGCGAATATAACTACGCCTAGGATGCTATCATTCGGATCCAAAGGGATAATTTGCTCAGGCCAATTAGGGTTTGACGACTTCAAAAATTGTTTTCCGTCTTCAATAATTAGTTGTTTTAAAGATACTTTATTGCCAGCCTCTCGGCTAACAACTACAAACATATCATTGCTCGGAGAAACTTCTGGGTCTACAAATATCAACTCTCCTGCACGAATATCTGGCTCCATACTGATCCCTTTGACTTGTAAAATAAAAGTCTTTTCACTACATGGGGCCGGACATGGATATCTCTTTAAATTTTGGCTGTCTAATTCATGGCTAGTAGTCACCCAACTTACTGTATCTTCCCATCTCAGCAAAGGGAAAAGACCTGTTATATCGGGTCCTGATTCGACGGTTGCAACCACAGATGGAGAAATTCCTTTCCCATTAAGGAGCCATTCTGGTTCGCACTGCAGTAACTTAGCAAGAGACAGTAAATTGCTGCCACCGGGTTTAGTAACTCCGTTAACCCACTGACTAACGCCACCACTACTAACTCCAGTGGCGTTTGTTATGTCAACGCCTTTAAGACCTAAGTCACTCATGCGTTGTGTGATTCTTTTAGAAATGCTCATTTTAGTATTCTAAACTTTTTCTTGTTAAGTATCTTGAGAGTTGAATCTTAGTTTGCTAAGGTTTTTATTGTGATCTACTCAAATTAGGATTACTTCTATGTATAAATCTGAAGCCGTTGATCATTTTGGAAATGCACTAACTCTTGCTAAAGCTCTAAAAATCACTTCTGGAGCAATCTCTCTTTGGGGTGAGATTATCCCAGAAAAACAGGCTCTTAAGTTAGATAGGCTAACGAAAGGGTCTTTAAAGTATGACCCGAGCCTTTACGAAAAGATCGATGATGGAAACGCATATGTGGATTCATAAAGTTTTTATGCTGTAGCTATATTTCATTTTGCTAAAACTACACTTACATAGGTAGGTCTCCAATGACTAGCAACAAACATCGCTTGAGGATACTGAACAAACACATATCACTGTGGCTTGAAAGAAATGGAATCTCTCAGTTACTTATCGCTCAAAATATTGTCGAGCAGTTTTCAAAATTGGGTTTGAACAAGTCACTGCAGATAGAAGAGATTTCCTTCATGGATGCGGAGGATGTCTTTACGAATGCAGACACTAACAGGCAAAAGATTTTTCGCTGGTTAGGAGTTGCAGACAATGGCACTAAACGTTCGCCCGCCCGTCTATTTTTTGTTGAACAAGCCATTGTTGCCGCCATGCCCCTTGACCTCCGCATTTCTTATCTAAACGAAGTCTACGACATTCCTGGTTTATACATTGGTGTCAGTCCCATCAAAATGAATGATGAGCTTTGTTGTTCGACAATTGCAGCTTCTCTTACGAAGGAAAACATGGAAGCTCAAATTTCAATGATCGAGCTTGAAGGAAGTCCCGAGTCAATCCCGTTAATTCGGAAAACACATAAGGAACTCAGAGAATCTGTAGCAACATCGCTCGCTGCTATCAGCTTACTTGAAGAGCGTCATCCTGAACTCAACTCAAATTAGCAGAATGCAGAGGGGGCATCATGAACCATGTAACTGGCAAAGAAAATGTCTTAGATTTTCCTGAACGTGAAATTGAAAACAAAGAAAGGTCTATCGGTGTATCTGGATTCTTTAGCATTCCCAATGAGCTAGCAGACAAATTATGCAGTACCCGTTTAAGTGATCAAGAGCATCGTGTTTTGTTTGCTGTAATGAGAAGAACCCTTGGATACCACAAGTTAGTGGATTGGGTATCTCTTGAACAGCTTCATGAGATGACCGATATTCAAAAGCCTAATTTGAGTAAGACCATCAAGACCCTTTTGGAAAGGCGAATATTCATAAGAGAAGGGCGGAAACTAGGTATCAATCCAACGGTATCGGAGTGGGTAGACAAAGTCAGAACGTTATCCAAACAGATAACAAAAGTTATGCCAATAGATAACGATTGTTATGCAGATAGACAACCCTGCCAGGCAAAAAAAGTTATGCCTATGGATAACGCCGTTATCCAAACAGATAACAATTGTTATGCGGATAGACAACCACAAAAGAATACAATATTACAAAATACAATTATAAAAAAAAGAAACAAAAAAAAGACTCTCAAACCTCCGGACCAAAAATCATCAACCCCTCCTGTGGATTTTTCAGTATTCGAAGGCATCACGTCAGAGCAGATCTCAGAACTCAAACGGATTCGAAAAGCCAACAAAGGTGGTCCCATTAGCCAGCGTGTCGCTAACCAGCTTGCGAAAGAATTTATTCGGGCAAGGCAATACGGATTTACACTTGATGACTGCCTGACTGAATGGGAAACACGAAGTTGGAAGTCGTTCAAAGCTGCATGGGTCGCCCCTAAAGAGCGCTACCATTCAAAACCTTACCCGGATTTCCACAGTGGCGACACCAGTTGGGCAAAAGACCTTGGTTGGTAGGAGATGGGAGATGAAAAATGTTAATCAACTGAGCCAGGAATACCGCCAAAACCCGAAGCGTTTTGCAGACAAATACGCGTGTCAACCTTCGACAAAACAATCAGTTGAAGATAATGCCGCTAAGATAGTTAATACGTTATTTGCGGAATTGCAATCGATTTTTCCATCGTGGCGACACGCATTGCCGGACGATGAAACGCTTGCCCGAACCAAGAAAACCTGGACCAAGGCATTTATTGAAAATCAGGTTGTGACTCAAGCCCAGTTGCAACAGGGGTTAAGGGAAGCCAGAAGGCACAGCAGCCCATTTTTCCCGAGTGCAGGGCAGTTTATTGACTGGTGCCACGGGAGTCCAGAGCAACACGGTATCCCTGACGTTCGCAGCGCGTATCTGGAAGTTTGCAGACATGCCTCTGACCCCACAAGATCTAATTGGACACATCCAGCACTATACGTCATGGGAAGCAAAACTGGGTGGGATGCACTAAAGACCCATTCAGAGAACTACACATATCCTATTTTTCAGAGTCAATACCAAAAGATTTTGATACGAGTAGCAAGAGGGGAATCCTTTAGCGATTCTGTTCCCAAACCGTTACCAAACAAGCCTTTGAAAGCACCGCTAAGCCGAGAGAAATCCATTGAGCGTATTCAGAGTCTTCGTGACAAGTATGGATTTCAACAAAGGCGTGGGGAGACCAGTGATAAGAAGTAATTATTTTGTACAGTTGATTAATATTAAATCAACACCCACTTTCACGCCAAATAGTCGACATCATGAAGTACATAAGCCTAGATTATGAGAAAAGTTGCATGTTATTCTTATGGGGTGGTCAGAATGCTGTGGAACACTCTTTGCCTAAATTATTCAGACATTTTGTCCCATAAGAATTGTTAGTTGTCTATATAAACTTTATCTCATAGGATTAATATGTCAGAGAAAAACGATAACATAAATGATTTCCTAGACTATTATTTTAAGTTTGAACATGCCCCAGAATATGCGGTTATGATTAAGGGGGCATGGGGGTCTGGTAAATCGTGGTTTGTCCAAAAAGCACTTGAGCGCCTAAAAAAAAACTCAGGCAAATATTTGTATGTCAGTCTTTACGGCATGGTTTGCTTTGAAGATATTGAAAATTCATTTTTTGAGCAAATGCATCCAGTGCTTTCTTCAAAGGGAATGAAGCTGACGTCAAAAATTGCTAAAGGTCTTTTAAAAGCGACAATCAAATTAGATTTAGATGGCGATGGAAAGAGTGAAACAACAGCTAAAATCCCTACTGAAGAGTTAAAGCTACCAGACTATCTACAAGATACAGATAGTTTTGTACTGGTCTTTGATGACTTAGAACGATGCTCCATGGATATCGGCGATGTTTTAGGTTATATAAATCAGTTTGTTGAACATCAAGGCTATAAAGTACTAATTATTGCAAATGAAGATGAAATACTTGATAAATCTGATGAAGATAAATGTTACTCGAGAGCAAAAGAAAAGTTAATTGGAAAGACTTTTGAGCTAGTCCCAAATACCAGTTTAGCTCTAGGATCATTTATAGACTCTTGTTCTTCAAAGCCTTTACAAGAGTTCTATCAAGACAACTTGTCTAATATAATTTCAGTTTATTCAAGTTCGGAATGTAAGAACCTAAGACATTTAAAGCAAGCGCTCTGGGACTTTGAGCGATTTTACGATGCCTTGCCAAGATCTACTTTTGATAAAGTTGAATTGAAATCAGAACTTCTTAATATTTTCTTATGCTTCGCATTTGAAACGAGAAGTGCTAATCACTCAATTCAAACAATCTCGCGAGTAAAAGATAGTATCTATGAAGATATGTTCAATAAAGGTGAAGAAAAACCAAAGTCATTATATTCAGAATTGTCATCAAAGTACCCAATGATAAATTTTAGCGACACCTTGGTAGAAGAATCGGTTTGGGTTGACTTCTTCGATAAAGGTATAATCGATGAAAGGAAGATTAAAGAGTCAATTGAACGCAATAAATACTATCAAGATACCAACACTGAAAACTGGGTAAAGTTGTGGCATTACCATGATCTTTCAGACTCTGAGTTTGAGAGTCTTTATTACGCTGTATACCAAGAAGTAACTGAATACAAACATAGCGAACATCAAGTCGTTAAGCACTTGGCTGGTTTGTTCATTCGACTATCTGATATAGCATTAATTCCTATCAATAAAACTACGGCTTTAAATATTTTTAAAAGCTACGTGGACCACCTTTACGATAATGACTATCTCCCATCCGAATTAAATGACCATAGGTTTGATTTTGACACCGATAGTTGGTGTGGCTTGGCGTTTGCAGGACGAGATGTTCAGGAATTTAAACAATTTGAAGAGTACCTTAATGAGAGAATTGAGCAATATAAAGTAAAGTGTATGCCTAATATTGCTGACGAACTACTTGAGTTAATGAAAAACGATGCAGGATTATTTACTCTAAAGTTAATACTATGCAATAGAAAAGAAAACATATATTACAAAACACCAATTTTGAAAGATATAGATTCTAGTCAATTCGTTGAAGCACTACACTCTCTTCCCGGAGAAAATTTTAGGCGAGTTGGGCATATGTTCAAAGAGCGATATTCTGTTGAACAATTTCATGTGTACCTTATAAACGAACTGGACTGGTTAAAAGAAGTCGAATCATTACTGGAGCAGAAGCAACGTGATTTAAAAGGAAAGCTAAGTAGTTACAGAATTAGCCTTTTAGTAGATAACTACATAAAGCCAGCTATTGATGCTCTAGAGATAGACAACTAACACATACGAGCCTTCCGCCTGTCAATGGGCAGTAATCATGTATTGGCTGCGATAGCAGTCAATACATCTCAAACAACAAAGTCATCTACTTCGCTTTGTCATTTCGTTCACGAATACGCGCCTCCACACACCTCTAAACCTATACGCACAGGTGCATATTTGCTATGGTAACCAACAGTTTAGGCTAATGACGGATTTGTAGAGAATGACTTTCGTCAGAGTCGACGATGTGGATGCTAAAGAGGTTTTTCGCTAAGTCGAAGCCGCCAAAATAAGAACAATTAGACATGGTGCCTCCAGTGTTA